CCTAATCAAAGCATCATCTGGTATAGTCTCATGTCCTTGTGCCACAGCCCACCAACCAACACTAAATGGTGATGCAGAACCCCAATCAAAAGACCTAAACTTTGTCCAATGATGCGGTATGTCAAATGGTCTTATAACGTGCAAGTCACGTTTCCAAATATCCCCAAAAAAAGAACCAACAACTAAATCCCAGTCACCTTCCCTTAATGCCCTGCCTAATTCTTCTGGCAAACCACTAAATGAACTAGCATAACTAGGATCAATGTATTTGTTATCTTCCATCCTCGCAGGTATATACATCGACAGCCAACCCTTATCCTTTGGATTGTTAGGATCACGCATCGTATGATCGTAAAAATACGTTTCTGCAGGTGATGGATCAATATATAAGGCTTTTAAGAAATTGTGGCTTTGTCCTCCTGGATTAGCCGTCATAACTAATCTCGGTAAATAATCTTTCTGAACAGGCTCAAATGAACCTAATCTCATACGACTCTTAATATATCCTAGCTGATACGCATTAAACTGACCTGCTTCATCAATCAATGCTATGTGTATCTCTGTTCCTTGAATACGATCACAGTCACTATCACGTTCCAAATATTGAAACTGTATGGTTGATTTATTGTAAAACTCAAACCTTTTCCTAGTTTCATTAAAACTGCCTAACTCACTAGGCATTTCCATCTTTAACGGCTGAATGTGGTTACTATCCAACTCAGGCAAAGACCTACGAAATATAAAAGCATTTAAACCAGGATTCTCCAGGCAGAAACCTATTATATCCCAACGACCACTATGGCTCTTACCACCACCTGCTGCTCCACCAAATAATATCTGCTTGGCTTTGCACTTGTGTAATAACTCCTGTTTAGGCTGTGGAGTGTAATCTAGTTTTATTAGCTTTTTTGCCATTAAGTAACCAGATCATCTAATTCTAAATTAAAATATGATGGTGGTCTTACCATTTTACCTTTGTTAAATTGGTCGAATGGAAAATACGTTTTTTCAAAATCTACATAATCAGTAGACTTTTCGCCTTTAGTTTTACCTCGCCTAGCTTGTACGGCTCTAGCTTCAGCTTCACCTAAAATTACTTGATATTTGTCAAAGGCATCACTTTCACCAAAACCATGCCCCCTTCTTTCAAATTCTCGTATGGCATTAAGTTTTTTGTTTGTTGTAGTATATTCTAAATAACCTTTAAAATTTTTGTCCTGTTTTCTTTGTAACTTACCTATTTGTGATTTTATTTCTTTCAATGATAAGTTTTTGTCCAAAATGTCATCTACATTTCCACCTTCACCCCTGTAAAGTTCTATTCTCATATCTTTCAATGATTTATCTCTTAACTTTGCAAAAGCTGCTTTCATCCAAGCATCTCTTTTTGGGCTTTTAGCTTTCGGATAGGTGTAACCTAGTTCTTTAAACAATTCTTGTCTTATTTCATCACCGAACTTATACCAATTAGATTGATTAAATAAACGTCTTGGTTGGTAACCCTCACCTTGAGCAACTTTTTCATCTAATTGTTTTATGTAACTTGCTTTGTATAAAGGCTCTAATTCCTTTTGATAATTGTCAAATTGTTTAAACTCTGGGTAAGCATTATATTTGTCTTTTTCTAATCTATATTTAAAATCAACTAACCTAATTCCTGCTTCTTTTAAATTAGAACCTAGAGAAAAGTTTTCTATGTCTTGTATTTTATGCTGTATCTCATGCACTAAAACATCTAAAATCTTTTCTTTATTTTCTGGAGTATCAACGTTTATATTATCTCCAAGCCTAGACTTGCCAAAGCCAACATTTATATTAATACCATCAAACCCAAAATCCTTTTGGCTGTAAAATGCACCATAAGTTGAAGAACCTGGATCATTATAAAAAGCAACTTTTATATTTTTAAGCTGTGGGTAATTATCAAACAACTCTTTATGATTCATAATGTCAGATAAATTTACTGCATTTTCAGATGCAAAAAATGTTTTTAAAGAACCCATTGCATCTAATTGTATGTTTTTAGCACCTGCTACATTAGCAACAATTTCAGTAAATTCACCTTGATTAACAAAAACATTATCCAAGTTTTTCATTGTAGCAACTGTATCGTCTATCTCAAATCTATATTGACCATCTGGTAACTGAAATAACCCTGTTCCAAATTCTCTTTCACTTGCTTTAAATCTACTAACAGGATTTGCTAAACCAGTTCTGTAATCTTGTTTTTGCATAAATTTATCTAAATCACCAGTTAGATTTTGCCTGTTTGCAGTCAGTCTAAGTGCTTCATTGTCTAATTCATCAATAAGTTGTTTTTTTCTTATCTGTAAATTGTCTGTGGCTTCATCGCCTAAAGTCATACGACCTTTTGTAAGTTCATTTTTTACAACTTGTAATTCATTATTTAGCTGCAAAAACTTACTATCATCTGTTTCTTTTAAAAGCGACTTAGCAGGAAAATTAGTGGCACTCTTACCTGCAAAAACACCAATACTGCCAGGAGGAACAGCATTTGGAATTATTTTAGACCCTAAGAACCCACCTCCTGCAACATTCATAGATGTATCAAAGGCAAGATTATAAATCTCTTGTGGTGTAAGTTCACCTTTACCTAACTTGCCAAACTTCATTATGCCACTATAAGCATCTTTTAATATCTGTGGTGTATCAAACCTAGCATCACTTAAATCAGCCTTGCCATCTTCTCGACTATATTTAGGAACACTTACTGGTAGAAAATATCCTAATCCCTTAATGCTTCTCCTATCCTGCCCTGTAGGTGGCAACGCATCACTTGGCTGAAAGAACCTAGAGTTAAATGGATTGTCCTTGTTCTCGGACATTAACTTCTGTGCCATCATGTTTCTGGCAAATTTACTCTGCATTTCCATTTGGTTACCTATGGTTTACGACAACCAGACTGCAACCTGAGTTTTTTATTTTTTTGGTGCGTGGGTGCGTGTTTGTATATCGTTTTCGCCTTCGCAAAAAGCTAGGCTGTGGGGCTTGGCATAGGGGCTATTTGTCTTGTAGGTGTCTTGTTGTATTTCTGTAATCGTTGCTGACCAACAGTTTAATCGTCTAGTGTAACAGGTTTAGCACCTGTCGTACTAACATCTATAACCTCTGCTGCATTGTCTCTTTGTATATTTATCTGCACAGCTAACGCATTGTTTTTATTATCATTATTACCAAATATCTCACGTTGAGTACGTTCTAAATACCAACTATCAGCTTTCCAATCACCTCTTTTTCCTGCTTTTGCAATATTCTGCAACCTGGAAACGATAGCCGTGCTTTCTGCTTTGCGTACATTATCAGCAAACTGTCCATCTGCTTCCATCCAACGATTAAACGACATCTGACTAATTCCATTAGCTTCTGCTGCTATCTTTCTAGGATTGCCGTCACTTAACAGAACCAAGATTGCATCTCTAATCTCTGGTGTATCTTTCTTAAACATTTGCTTGTGTTGAATTACAGGTTGCAACTTTTCCTTTTTGGTTACAGCAACTTTCTCCTTAGTTGCAACTGCAACAACCTGTCTTGCAAGTCGTATATTCTTATTAGTTTCTAGCCACCCTTCCTTTAGTGATCTCTTTCTAATAGCTTCTCTTGATATGTCGTAATCTTTAGAAATGGATAATAAAGACTCGCCACCTTTGACTCTGCTTTCTATCTCATACCAATCTATGCCAGGCTTTGATTGATTGTTTCTCATAATAAAATACTGCTTACCTTAAAGTTTTGCGATGTTGGTTAGGAAAAAGAACATTTAAACAATAGGATATGCAGTATATAAAAAACATACCCATATTTTGTCTGACTTGTCTAGTGGTCACAAAAAATATTTTTTTATTCATCTTTTAACTTCTCTATTAACTCCATCAATATGACTGTCCACTTGAGTTTAGCTGTATCTTTATTACATCCTAAAAACATAGCTATCTTTCTCCATGAGAACTTACTTGCTCTAGCCCATATTAATTCTTTCTGTGGCTTATCTAGATACAACAACCACAGTAGAGCCTGATCGCATCTATCTATTTGTTCACCACTTGGTTTAGGTCTTGATATTGTATAATCATTATATCCATAAGCCTGGTTAGGATCGTTAGGATAATCTGGCCAATGCACCATCTTTTGCTTTCTTTGAACAGGTGGCATCCTGTTAAGAACATCAACCATTTCCTCGAACCTATCAGCTAAGTCTACAGCAGAATATTCAGCCATTATGTTACTCCAAATAAATGTAGGTATTGTGATGGACAATGTTGTCTAAAGTCTGGATCATCTGGTGGTGGACAGTTTTTAAATATCCAACTATTCTTGCCATAATCATAAGACTTTGCTCTAGCTTCCCAACGACTACGAACAGGATCAACTTGTGCTGCTACTTTGTTTTCTGTAGTTATATTTTTAAATATCTGAAATAGATAAGCACGAACATTGCCTTTAGGTGCTTGTTGCAAACCTCTAGCCAATACATTAAGCACTAGCCTGTCTTTTTCTTCCTTAACCTTATACCCTGCTTTGACAGCCATAACAAATAACTGACCAACTATATCTTCTCCATCTTTATAAGTGGTATAACCTGCTAGAACATTTTTATAATATTGCCATTCATTTATATCTGTTGGAGCAGTTTTTGGCTGCTCTGCCTTTTGTTTCTTTTCTTTACTTAGTATATATCTATACTTAGTAGTGTACTGATTTGCCGTATACGGCTCAGCCGTATCCGATAAACAAGGAAATGGTGAATCATAAACGTAGTAGCTAAAACTAGAGTACTTACCCTCTGTTCGGTGTTCTTCTCTGACAATATATTTCTTTTTAACTAATTGGTTTATGACCCTGTAAGTTTTATCTCTGCCAAACTTAAATCTGTGTTGTATATTTGTAGGCTTAACTATCCAGTTACTTGGCTTGGACAACAAATAAACCATAACTGCCAAGCAATCACTATCAAGCCCCTCATCATTAAGCATATTGTTAGGAATGACACTATAGTTCTCTTTTAAGGTTGATTTGTTAATAAACTGTTCAGTCATATTAAAACATCTCTAATTGATTATCTTCGACAACAACAAATTCTTTATCTGCAATAAATCCTGCTAATTCATCATCTCTTAATTTTTTATATAATTTGAAATCAACTTTTTTTACTTCAGTCATTAAAGTTTCGTATTTTTCATCCATTTCAGCTTGTTCGTCAGTAGACAATCCATTATCAATCAGAATGTTAGTCATAGTAATTAAACACCCTTCTAATCACATAAGACCTAATCAAGCTGATAATGGTAAAGGCTAAC